CTTGATAGATGGCCGCCACGGGTCACCTATGAGCCGGTCACGGGCGTCATCGTCCACGGCCCGGTGGACTGCATTTCCCCGGAGAACGTCGTCGCGTCGTTGTACGGGAAGCCCAGCTCGATGCTGTTCAGCCTGAAATCCCCGATGATCTTGGCGCCCGACACGAACTCCAGCTCGCATTGCTCGATCAGAACCCTGCCGGTCGCCGCCAGAACCTCGACGAGCTCGTCGTCTTTGAGGATGCCCTCGATGCTGAGGTCGATCTGCTTCTCGCCAGACTTCTCAAGCAGCCGCCGGAAACCGTCGTCGTCGTCGGTGGTGACGTCAACCGGCGTGCCGTTGATGGTCACCGTCTTGGTCCGCATGCCGGCGATCGTTACGCCGTTACGTTTGATCTTGAATTCGCGGCCAACGGAGCCAGCCATTGCCCTTACTCCTTCTCCGTGATGATTCTGAACTCTTGCACCCCGTGACGGGTCAGCCCGTCCGCATCCAGAAAGGTCCGCCCGATCTCGAACTCGACCGTGATCAGGTGCGCCCCGCTCACCGGCAGGTTGTACCGATGCAGGGCGTCATAGACCTTCGCCTGGATCTCCTTGATTTCCTTCCAGCCGCGATACCGGCTCCACGAGTGGATCGTGACGGTCGTTTCCGAGCCGATCGAATCATCCGTGTCGAACGGGATCGCCTCGATCTCGCCCAGCTCGACGTAAGGGAACATCACGTCCTGCGGCGCGTGGTCATAGACCGGAACCGATAGCTGATCGTCCAGCCGGGTATAGACGGCCTGCTGGATCGCCCACCACGTCATCGCTGCTGTCTCCGCGCCCGCTTGGCGATCTCACGCTCAATCTGCGGGCCGAGTTCCTCCCGGAAGACCGCGCTGATCTTCGGCCGCCACTTCTCGACCGTCGGCTTGATGAAGGGCTGCGCCTTCTTCGGCGCGATGTTCCGCCGGACAATGCCGTGAGACTTGCCCCGAAAGTCCCGGCGCTTCTCGCCGACCCGGTAGCCCTCGGTGCCCCACTCGACAAAATGCCAGTACCAAGCGTCGTTCTTCTGGCCCTTGCCATGCGTGATGTAGACGCCGGCCTCGACCGAATCAGGCGTGCCCCGCTCGCGGCGAGAGACGATCGCGCGGCGCAACACGCCTTGGTCCTTAGGCGCCGCCTGCCGCATGTCGTTCCGGATATTGGCCGCGACCTTGGTGATCGTGCGGCGAAGGATGTTGTTCGCCTCGCGCGGCAGGAAGTCGCCGAGGGTCTTCTTCAGATCCTCGATCCCTTCGATCCGAAGATGTTCCGGCCCGCCGCGCCGTGCGAGCGCGCCAGCCGCCCCGCTGCCGAATGCCATTACGGTTCCTCGATCTTCACGATTTCGAGGGCGGTGCCGTCATCATCGTCCGTGGTCACGTCGATGACCCTCAGCCCGGCCTGCTCTTCCAGCGCGACCTTCAGCGCCGTCAGTTCATCCTCAAGGCGCTCGGCCGCGTTGGCGTCGCGCAGCAGCGCCATGACCTCCTGTTCGGTCGGCATCTTGCCGGCCATCAGGTCTTCCTCGATGCGCTGACGCTGGCGCCAAGTGGTCTGCATCTAGACGGCCACGCCCCGTTCCACGGTCAATTCCAGATACTTGCTCCGCTGATCCGGATTCGTGACCGCCCTGATCTGGTACGGCTCACCACGAATCATGACCCGCCACTCGGCCGTGACCTGCCGCGTCTGCGACGACGACCGCACGGTGAGGACACCGGCCACGGCGCTTTCCAGACGGCCCGCTTCAAGCCGCTCCTGCCCCCTCTCAGGCCGAAACCCGCCCCACACCGAGAAGCGATCCGCCCACGCCAGCTCGTATCCGCCGCCGCCGTCCGGCGTCTCGACCTCCTGCTGAAACGTGACGCGGCGACGCAACCGACCGGCGGCCATCTACAGCCCCACGACGCGGTAGGGGTTGAGCAGGTAGTGGGCCGACATGGGCATCGGCATCGCCGTGACGCCGACCGTCACCGCCTCCCGGTTCTCGTACCAGTGGCCGATCATGAGCAGCATCGCCTGCTTGATTGGCGCCGGAACCTTGGTCGCGTCCTCATAGCCGGCCACAAAAGTGACCGAGACGGCATCCGGCCGCGCCGCGGTGTTGGGCCACGCCTGATCCGGATTCAGTTCCACGTAAACGCCCTGCGGATCGGCGCGGAACGTGTAGACCGACGGATCGAGCGTCTGCTCCGCGTTGTTCCGGTCGAGATACTTGATGCTCGCGATCGACTGCACCGGGCGCAGCGGCAACCGCAACCGCGCCGCGAAGCCCGGAAAGTCCTGCCGCCACGTCTGCGTCATCAGGCAGCGGCCGAGGATGCCATCCCAGCCGTCCAGATGCGCCGTCGCGGCCTCGATGAGGGCAACCAGCAAGGCGTCGTCGTCGCTGCCGTCGATCCGGCAATGCTGCCGCGCCTCGGCCACCGCAATCGGCGTGTCGTCGGGCGGGGTGACCAGAACCGGATTCAGCATCAGTCGAACCTCGCTACGGCTTCCACTTCAATTCGTGCGGCCGGGGCCGCCCGTGGCTGCATATGATCCGCGCATTCGACCGGTCGGCGCGAACCTTCCGGCTCACGATCTGGCCCGGAAACAGGTCCTGAAACCGCGCCGGATCTTCCCCCAGATGCTCCGCAATGAACCCTTGGTCGCCCCACCGCCCGGTGGCGCAATAGGTCTCCATGTGCCTCTTCGGATCGCGAGCGAACGCCTCGTATAGCCGCCACCAGTCGCCAGACCACGCCATGACACCCGACGCCGGGAACTTCGGCTTGTAGAAGTCCGACAGCATCGTGAAGCGGTGCGGGTAGGCCGCGATCTCGGTCAGGTCGCCGACAACGTAGGTATCCAGGTCGAGGTAGAGCGTCGGCCCCGTGAACAGACCCGGTCGAAACAATTCCAGCTTCGACCACCATCCCGGCCAGCGGTGGATCAGCGACACACGGCGGCACGCCACCGGCACGTCCGACAGGCACCAGAAATCCGCGCCCGGCAGATGCCGCTTCACCCCCTCCGCAAGCCGCTCGACATACTCGGCCGTATACGGGCCGCCGCTTCTCAGGACGCAGGCGACCGTGTTTGCCGGTGCCCCCAGCCCTTCCGATTCTCGACCCAAAGCCGATGCCCCCTGAGCGCTTGGTATTCGATCGTCTCCGCGTGCGGGAGCAGCGGCGCGATCCGTTGCCACAGCGCCCAAGCCTGCGACCAGTGGAAGAGCGGTTTCGATACCCTCAGCCGGGCAACCGAGGCGTCGATCTCCTTTCCGTCCCGCAGGACGTAGATCACCGCCGTCTCATCGTCCGCCAGGGCCGGCGTCCAGGGCAGCAGGTATGGTCCCTGGATGACGCCCTCCTGGATCTTCGCCGCCTTGATGATGTTGGTCTGCTGGAACGCCTCTTCCCGGATGCACCGCTTCCCGGTGTCTTCCGCGATTATCTCCGCCGCGATCGTCGTGCCGGACCGATGCGGACCCGTCACGATGATCCGGCGGAAGCCTTTCAGATGACCGAACACAAGGGTGCCCTCGGGATCGTCAGGGCCGTCCTCCGTGAGCAGTTGATGAGCTCGGCCCCCTCTTCCTTCAGCAGCCGATGCATCTTCTCGAACCCGTCGATCCAGCGTCGATACAAGCGGGCGTTGGGATTCGTCAGCGTGGCGCCGCGGTGATTGCCGTGAAAGTGGTGCTCGCCGCCGCGGTCCATCATGTCGAAGCCCAGCATAACAATCCTCTTCGCCCCCAGCAGGTATGCGAGGTTGACCGCCTGATAGCCGCTGTTGCCCATCGTCGCTACGCCGACCCGGCCGAGCCCTTCCCGCGCCTCCATCGGGACACGGATGCAGCCGAATTCACGGATGGCATCCACGTTGATCGAGAACCGCCAGCCTTTGAACTCCGCCCAGTCGGCCCGGTAGAAGTTCCACCACTTGTGGTCGCCGGCGTAGAGCGCGTCGGCGTCAGGACAGAGACGGATCGCGCAGTTGACCGCTATGACGGGTCCGTTTGCTTTCGCCTTCTTCGCGTCTTCCTTGTTGGCGCTTGGCCCGCTGGCGAGGACGAAGACGGTTTTCCCTCGCCAGGCACCGTAGGGATTTCGGGTATGACCTTCGTCTCATACGTGGCGCGGGGCGTCGCCAGACCGTGTTCCTGGTAGTGCTTCGCCAGCCCGTCCGGCACGTCCAGCTTTTGACCTGCGGACACGTTCCCGTAGACCGTGCTCACGAAGTCCTTGAGTGCGATCACTTCCATCGAAGAAAGGGGCCGGGTTGCCCCGGCCCCGCCCCCTTACGAGCCCTGAACGAGGTCGCCGTACCGGACTGCAGCCGGCACGTAGACCGCGAACGCCGCACGCAGCTCCGCGCGGATGGTCAGAAGGTTCTTCTGCACGTTCGTGTCGTCCTGCTCGAACATCTCGACCACCGCCCCCTGCCGCATGAAGAGCTGGAAGGCATTGCTGTCGCCGAGATAGAACTTGCCGGACGTCACGTCGTTCGACAGAACCACCGGCAGGCCCCAGATCAGAGGCGTCATGCCGCCGTTGATGTAGGACAGGGCCGCGCCGTCCGACGCCAGATACTTGTTGGACGAGCTGCCTTCCTTCTCCCGCTCGATCGCGCCGAAGTCGGCGGGATTGAGGAAGATGAAGTTCGGCATGTAGTCCGCGCCGATCACCGCGTACTTCGCGCGGTTGATGCTGTCGAGCGCGATCTCGCCCGTCTCCGGCGTGAAGGCGGTGTGGTTGCCGGTGTCCGACAGACCCGAGATGTTCGGGCTGTTGCCGTCGCCCTTCAGCACCTGCGTCTGGAGCCGCTGGCGGAGCCCGTGCTCCATGCGCCGGTCGATGTAAGACTGGAGCATCGGCGCGTCATCGAGGATCTGCTTCGACGCCTTGATGAAATGCGCGATGGTCCGCACCGGCCGGCTGATGAGCTCGAAGGTCAGATCCGATTCCGGCTTCTGCTCACCTTCGTTGGTCTCGCCGGCACGGCTGGTCCACGACGCTTCCCGCGTGAACTCGATGGCGTTGCTCGCCGTTGCGCCGGTCGGCACGAAGTCGAGCACGTTGAGCATGCGGAAGGCGCCGGGGACGATGCCCGGCAGACGGTCTGCCTGGACCAGCGTGTTGTCCGGCTCGCCCGGCGATCCGACCTCGCCGATGATCGTGTTCTTGACCTCGACGCGAGCGCGGCTGTGCTTGCCGCCGTCCTTGAAGTCGAGGAATTGATCGGAGCTGACGAACAGTTCGCCCCAGGTCTTCTTCTGCCCAATCTGGAGCCTCGGTGCGTCGGCGACCCTCTGTTCAACCTCCTTCAGACGGTCCTTCAGCGACGGCACGTCCTTGAAGAGCTCTTCGTGCTCCTTGGAGAGCGCCTTCACCTCGGCGCGCACCTTCTCGGTGGCCTCGCCGTACTCCTTGACCTGGCCTTCATAGGCCTTCACCGCGTCGGCGAGCTTCTTCTCGATCGCCTCCACGGCATCCTTGATGTCCACGTCCATCTCACTTTCCCTTCGTGATGGAGTTAACGAGCGCCGACAGGAAGTCGGCCGTTTTCCGCCCACCTTCGTCACGAAGGTCCAGGGACCGGACGTGCGACACGAACTGGCGCGCCGCCGCCCGAGAAAAGCCCCCTGCCTCACGCAGGAGCGCTTCAGCCTCTTTCAGCGAGCCGATGTCGGCGATCAGCTCGCCCAGATACTTGACCTCTCCCACCTTGGCG